ATAAACAGGTCTCCATGTCCAGATTTATTGAAGATTGACCATTGAAAGATGCAGCACCATGCAACTCCATTGTACCCGTAGTATTGTGTGGCTTCATTCGTGCTTCCTGATATTCCGATCCATGCTCGTGCCTGATTCAGTACATCATCCAGTGCATTGCTGGTCGTTGTACTGCTGCCGCCTGCAGAATTCGCAATCTGTTCCTCGTCTTCCTCCTGAATATCCATCACGTTTTTGAACGCAAGTTCCAAAGTTGTCGTATAAACTCCACCGTTCCATTCATGGCTGTCATTTTCTATCCAAAATTTTCCCTTCAGTCCGGTCCTGGAATCCTCTATAATCACACCTAATCCAGAAACGCATCTGTAGTCCCCAATCATAGTCAAATTTGCGGTTTTATTTATGCCTTGCAGTTCTGCCTTAGCTTCTGTTTTCCCGTTTCCGCTATCTACGGATATCGCATTTTGAAATATGCCGTATTTCTTTATCCAGTTTGAGTTACTCACACTTCCAATTTTATTATTGTTTGAGTCATAGATATATACACGATTTACCATGCTGTCTAAATCTTCTGTATATGAGGACTCTGTAATTCTTTCCCCCTGCCGTATGTGGAAATTGGGGATAACTTTCCCTTTCTGTATGACTTCCAGCTTATCTCCGTTCATTTGTGCGATGTATTTTTTCTTGTTTTTTCGGTATGCTTTTGTGTATGCAGCCATGATAATTTCATAATACGGGCGTTCCTGAAAGAATATTTTCGCAATAGGCATCTTAGTTTTTGCAATGGATCCGGTCTTTACTTTTACGTCTCTGCAGACCATCTGTGCGATTTTTTCAGGGGTTTTGTTTGCAAAACGGTATGTACCGCTAGATCGCAAAAGATGCATCATGCCGTCAGTTGCTGTATACTGCAGCTCACCCATTTCAGATTTTCTTTCTCTTTGGGTAATAATTCCGACAAATTTCGTTTTTTTATCATCCGGATATCCTGGGTAGAATACAATTTTGTCTCCTAATTTTATGACAAGAGTCTTGACATTCTTATCATTCGGGCTGTATGCAACACTAAACACGACTGTTCTGGCTGCCTGTTTAGCACTCCCAGCCCAAGTCACGCTCGTTACATAACCGGTTATTTTCGCATCATTCCACATTATTTTCATGGTATCACCAGCTTTGTCCCGTCATATATATACCAGCCATTTACACCATTATGTGCGCTGCTTACACGTCCATGCTTTTTTGCGGCTTTTTCTATGACAGTCTTGTTTGCATTGTAGATTTTGTTCGCATAGGATCCTGAACCGTAATATTTTTTTGCGATACTCCTGAGGGTGTCATTTCCTTTTACTGTATGAATTTTTTTCTTTGGTTTATTGTCTGAGCGACTGTTCTCCTTTTCCGGCTTCTTTTTCTCCGTTTTTACAGGTTCCAGGACCGCCTTCAACGGTTTCGTATATTTTGGCGGACGATAATCTTTCATAGTGATTGAATATGTTATATCGCCCGTTCCGTCGTCTTCCCCGAACTGAAAAGATGTTATTATTACATTTTTATTAATCTTTGTTTTTGTAATAATGAATTGAATAGGGGTTTCCTGCCATCCGAGGATTTCCTTTACATACTCCCAAGGATTTCTGTCTTTTGCATAGTCTGCAAAAGGGTAGTCCTGTGCCGGAAAAAAAGATTCAATCGTATACGCTTTAAGTCCTTTTTTCCCAAGTATTGTTACATCCCCTCTTGTTTGCACATTAACAGTCTGATGTGTATTTTCAAAGGTCACGTTGAATGATGCCGGTCTTATAGGAAGTTGTATTGATTTGTCTTTATTCTTTAACCAGTATTCCATATCTCCTCCTATGCTGTCTGCGGCATATTATCAATTGCCTGTTCAATCCTCTTTACAATCACCTCGGCGATCTTGTCAATATCCGTCTCTTCTCTCACCACGATGCTATCTGCCAGTTTTGCAATTGCAATAGAATAATTCTTCCTTCCATCCTGGCGTGCCATCTGTACAGACTTGTCATGTGGATATACTCTACTTCCGGATGGAAGATCAACAATTTCTCCACCCTTTTCGCTGATCTGCACGATTCCGCCCTGCCAGTAATCAGTGCCTTTCGCCAAAGTCGGAATTGTCGGGATATTGAATCCGATATGTCCTCCACCAACAGCACTGGGGAGATCAACACTTATTTTATTAATCGCTCCAATTGCTTTATTCACAAGGTTGATTACCGCATTAAGCGGTGTCTTTACAAGTGATTCCAGGGTTCCGAAAATGCTACCTACCGCCTGAACGATTCCATTCCATGCTTTTTCCCAGTTTCCCTGGAACACGCCTGTCAGAAATGTGATAACTCCCTCGAACACTCCAAGTACTCCATCGATTATGACGCTTACACCATCAAAGAATTGAACAACGTAATCTCCTGCAGCCTTCCATACTATTTTAAATACTTCCAGTAAAGTATCTTTTAAATATGATCCAATTTTCATGCATATATCTATAAACGGTTGCAACTGTGGTTGCACTGTCTGCCAAAACTCCACAAACCTCTGTCCGATTTTTTTTATGATAGGTTGAATTCTATCCCAGTTTGAATAAATTAGTGCAGCTCCTGCCACAACAGCAGCAATTGCTACTCCGACTGGGCCGGTTAATATTGTCGCTAGTCCCGAAAATCCGGTCACTCCCGTAAGTCTTGTAATAAGGCCTGCTATCTTTCCAAAATTCGAAATTACAGCCCCTATTCCCGAAGAAATCTTTCCGAACCCCATGAGCATTGGTCCAGCAGCTGCCGCCACCATTCCAAATTTTACTATTGTTTTCTGTGTAGCTGGTTCTAATTTATTCCATTTATCTGTAAACTTCTGTATGAAACTGATGCCTTTTGTGACATACGGAATTAATTGATTTCCAATTGGTTGCAGTACATCCACCTGTATGGTTCTCCAGAGTCCTCCTAAAGCTCCTGATAAAGTGTCGTATTTTACATTTACCAGTCCTTCGACAGATTCTCTACTTTTATCTATAGCATCACTCGCCGTTGACATAGATGTTATAACCTGAGGTCCCAAATCTTCCCACATGGTTCCGAATAGGTTTACTCCGGCTGCACTCTGTGCTACCGGATCGTCCATAGAAGCAAGTCCTTCTATTACTTCATTGAATGCTTCTTTTGCAGTTTTCCCTCCGGCCCCAAACTTCTGTGCCATTTCATCTGCATTCATTCCAAGGGCCTCGAATCCCTGTTTCGTTGTGTCTGATCCATCTATCGCCCTGATCGAGAATTCTTTTACGGCATCTCCAATCTTGTCCAAATTGAAAGCTCCATTCTGTGCACCGTTTGCAAATACAGAAAACATATCCTCTGCGTCCAGTCCCAGCTTCTTGAACTGTACGGAGTATTCGTCAATATTATCAAAAAGTTCATCCGAAAAATTAAGACCCGACTGCATTCCCTGTGTCATAAGGTTAAATGCCTCTCTTGCCGATACACCGTAGTTCTTTATGAGTGAATCAGCCGCCCTTGTACTTTCTGCCACGTCTACTCCAAATGTATCCGATAGAGTGTAAGCATACTCCGTACATCTCTGAAGAGCTGAGTCGTCCAAGTAAGACATGTTCTGATTAACAGTCGCCATGGCTTCTGCCACATCATTGATAGATTCTCCGAAATTGTCCTTGTAAACATCATTGATCATATCTTTATATTTTCCCATTTCATTCGATGCGGTTCCTGTTGCCGCCGCGAACTGTTGGAAAGCATCCTGTGAATCAGAGGAAAATTTAATTGCCGCAGTTCCAACCGCTACCAATGGTGCAGTGACCGACTTGGTCAATGTTTCTCCTGCAGCAGTAAATGCTTCTCCTGCGTGAGAAAATACGCCCGCAACACTATTAAATCGTTTTTCTAGGTCGCGCGCCTGTGCCGCTACTTCTCTCGACGGATTGCTGAAATCGTCAATCAGCTTTACAACTGCTGCAACTGTCTTACCTGCCCTTGTCTCTCATCTCCTCTTTTATGTCCTGCAATTCTTGTTTTAAAAAGGCGCGAGTGATCAAACGTTCACCTGCGCCCATATCGTAATATTCCGATGGTTTCCATTTCTTTAGGCGGAACAGTGCATAAGCCACGCTTGCTTCGCCGTCCACCTTTATGAGTTTTTTACTTCTTCCTCAGCATCTTCTCCAAGTCCGGAAAGTTTAACAATTTCGCTTGCAATAGACCCCGATTCTACTCCAAATAAAGCCGCTGCCAAATCCTTCGGTGTCGAAGCGCCAAAGTGTTCCATGAGTTTCTCATTTTTCAGGTCTGGTTCTACAATTCCATACACGCAGCACATCAGATTAAAATCATAAACAGCTGCCATATCCCTGTTTCCATTCTTGTCATACAGCATTGCCTGCAGACTGTTATAACGTTTTCCGGACAGTTCTCTAATTGTTATTTCTGCGTCCTCTCCCACTAACCTTTCCAGCTTCTTTGATTTAATTTGTTTTGTTTCTTTTTCTTCCGCTTTCGCCTTGTCTACGCAAAGCAGTTTGTCAATTAAGTTCATGTTTTTTCTCCTTTATGCATCAATTGTATCAAGGACTTCAAAACCACTGAAATTAAATGGGATTGATTCCTCCAGCAGTTTTCCGGCTTCCCAGTCTGCAATTGTCAATTCCGTGATCACGCAGTCATCCAGTCGAATCCTTTCTGCCCCAAACGCTTCCGGATCCTCTAAATTCGTGATAATTGTCATCCTCGTGGCTTTACCTTTTTTCAGGTTTTCAGACACTTTTTTCAAGAAATAGGATGTAACCTTATTTAATTTCAGTGTACCAGATCCACTGATTCCAGTTATTTTGTATCCTTTCTCCAATGTCCCTGTTCTTTTTACTTCGCTTGTATCAAGTTTCATCTTTGCCTGGAGCGCCGTTGCTTCCGCCATATAATCATTATCAATCCAGCACTCTCCAAACGTTCCATTAATAACACGATCTGGTGTGTAATTATTCCTTGTGGTTCCTCCTTAAACAGCAATTTCCAGATTAATATCTTCCATGACATCAACGATAGTTACGGATGCCTTCATGAACACTTTTTCATCGGTGTACTGTTTTTTTATTTCTTCATCTGACATTGCTTCCGCTTCGTCTCTGGTTACGCCTTTGTTTTCAATGATGTACTCTTTGATTTTCTCTACATCAAGTTCGACTGCATAGTCCTGTATAAGACCGTTTCTTTCTAATTCTTTCATGTATGAATCAATTGCAGAAATCAACAAGCATTTATTGCTATATGTATTTGGGTATTTTCCAACATAGTTGTCTTCTGCAAGCAGGACCAGGTCGTCATGCATCATATCCATAGTTTCTACAACACGTATTTTTTTCCATGGATCTGCTTTTCCTTTTGAAACCGTTGTCAGAGAATTAACTCCCCTGGCTACTTTCACTTTTTCCCCATCATAGAAAAGCACAAGCTTCCCTGCATCTACCGCAGCATCTAAGGCATCTCTGTCCAGCTTTTCACACTCACTCGCCTCTTCGACAACTGCGTAGGTCGATGATATTTTATGCGATGTTCCTGCAAGCAGACCTGCAATCCGGGAACAAAACTCTTCTGGGCCGTACTTCTTCCCTTTTACTGTTACTTCGCTTGTAGCATAATTCACGATTCCTTCACTGTCCGCAGTATTGTCCGGAAGAACCGCTTTTATTTTATTTCTATTTCCTTCTCGCTGATCTCTCACCCATGTTACAATTTCTTCTTCCTGGCCATCTGTTTTTACTGTTGGGCAACAAAGCCATGTTACTTTTTTTATTTCAAAGTATTCAAGAGCCTTTCTGTAATCTTCTTCTGTTTTCGCAAGAACATATACAACTATCTTTCGCGGAGTTGTATCATTTCCTTTCATTGCCAGTTTAATTTGTTCTTTATTCTCTGCGCTCAACGTTTCGGGTATGTCTTTTTCTTTGTAGATTGTAATCGGATTTCCATCCGGGACAACCGCGTCCTTTATGATCATTCCCACTATTCCGCGTTCAGATCGCCTAATTGATTTTCTCGCCGCCGCCACAAATACGACATTCATCACCGGTAAACCCCTAATTCCTTACCTCCTGTGCAAATATTAATTCTTTCATTGTGTCATAGTTTTCTTTTCTCGGAATCTGATCCCAGAATTCTACATCGAACCGGCATACAGGAATATTCAAATTTTCTCCCTGGAAATCCAGTTCCATGTTATTTGTGTTCAGGTTTCTGTTCCCTGCTGTCACTTTTTGTCCAAATAATTCTTCCATCCTAGCGAAAAATTTCATTGCTTCCTCTTCATTCGCTGCTCTTTGTATAAAATCAATCTCTATTTCCACATTTTTGTGAGCTGCATTTTTAGTCGATTCCGAAAAAGTCTGTGTTATATATACAAAAAATGAAGGGCGCATATACCCCTCTATTGTATCTGCTCCGTATATTTTTACGTCCGGATATTTCTCCTTCAGAGCGGAATTGACCGCTTTTTTTATTTCTTTAAGAGTCAAATCCTGCCTCCTTTAATATTTCCTGCAGGAGCTCTTGTCCAATCAGCTCCGCATGATCCGCTCGCTGCGACATATATTTAGCTACAGTTTTCTTGCCTTTAACTTCTCCGACCTGTCTTAGTCCATGTGTTCCGTCTTTACTTTTATGTGTTATCATCGCATGTCCTTCTTCGTAAAGGTGATAATGTGGTGCTGTCGTTGTAACTGCAACCGTAACCTTACTTCCTGATCGTATTACTTTCCCCTGTCGGAAGCTTTTTGCCAGAGGTTTAGGTGTTGCTCCCTGTCCTGCATAATGGTGCCCTTTTGCTTCGGAATTTACTCGTCCTTGTAAATCCTTAGCAATATTTTTCGCTTCTTTCTTTAAAACTTTTTCTGCAGATGCAGGATATTGTTTTGTCGTCTTCTCCATTGCCTGGATCAGTTCCGAAGCGTCAAAATCAAAGTTGATACTTGGCACTTTCGAACACCTCCTCACATTGGATTTCCAACATTCTGTGCGTATTGTCCATATCAAGCGGCGGACCTGCAATGGAAAACATGTGTCCCTGATACAAA